TTCGGATGGCTTATCAGACTGCGGAACAGTCATATAAGTACCCCTGTTACGCCTGGAGTGAAGCCATGAGCAGCCATTCTGATCTGCAACCAGTGGATGAAGATTTCATCGATCCTGCTCTCGTCCTCTTTCTGAAACACAAGAAAGGGTCGAGCAGGAATGGTTGTAGTACCGTTATTCTGCCAACCACCATAGTCGGCTTCTTTGAGATCCGTAATCGAGGCCTCACCTGCAGGTCCATCGATCTTCCAGATATTGAGCTGTCCAGCAACCCTCTGGAGCGTTCCTGTACGAATGACTGGTGCTGAGGGGCGACGAGCTCCTTGCTGGAACTTCTGTTCGATCGTCACATCAGCAAGAGGTTCCCATCTTACTGGGCGACCACTCACATCAAAGTTCGCACGAATTGAAGGAGCCATTACCTTCTGGATCGACTCCTTGAGAGGCTCCTTGAACGAACGAATGTCTAGACCAAGAGACACGAACTCGGCAGCTAGGATCATTGCAGGAGGCACGAACTCGTACTCCATAACAATGCCTGGCATTAGAACACCTTGCCCATTGTGAACTTGCGCTCAGAACCTAGTCCGTCTGTATCTTGTACATCTGTTGGGAAGAACACTGGTGAAGCATTCCCTGTGGGAAGCGTTCCTGGATCCGTGACCACAAGAGTCAAGCCGACAATCTGATCGATCAGATTGTATGCCATCCTCTCAAGCTTGGCGCCCCAGTTGTTCTCCGTGTCCTCGATGTCTTCCGAGTACTGCGCTTCATACATCCACGCTGCAATGAGCATGGACATGATGCGCAGAATGAGTGAAGGCGTAGTTACTGCATCCACCCATACGGAAACGTCGTACACCTGACTCACTCGACCAAACACCACGTCATGTGCTGTTTGGTCGAGCTCATCAGGTACAGTGGTAACAGTCAGTTTAGTCCGCTCGAACCACTGCTGGACTAGCTCATCTGTAACCAGCGTTGCCACGGGACTTAGTTGCCTTTGCCTTCTTTGGCATCGGCTTTGGCGGCTTTGGCGTCATCCCCAGAGGGAGACCCTTCGTCCGCTTCGGTGCTTGCGTCTTCGCCACTTGCTACCTCCGGCTCTGGCAGCGGATTCTTCGACACGGCGTCCTTACTGGTGAGATCCTCGAGCTCCTCATCCGAGCAGTCCGAAAGATCGGCACCGACGTCGTACCAACGACCGTTGACTGAGATATTCGTTGCTGCGTACGGCATGACTCCTCCTAGGTCTGGGTTCCGACACTGACCCACGTTGGCGAAGCCATCGTGTTCGTGTTGATGTACAGCTTTGACGATGTCACCGTAGCGTCGCTGTAGAGGGAGCCAGGTCCAGCGAACCCGGCTCCCGTGACGCCATTGGTTGGCGCGCCAACACCGGAGAAGTGCACGACGTTGTTCTGTAGCGTCAGCCTTCGCGCGATGTAGTTGGCGTACTTCGTCCTGAGAGTAACAGGCATATGAGCCTCCTAGGCCACTGCAGCCTTGATGAGGTATCCGGCGATCGACTTGCCCGAGCCATCGAGGGCCACGAACTTGAGATCGTAACGCCGAGACACGCGGATGATGTCGCTCTTCCGAGGCTCTTCACGCCAACGCTCTGTGACCATGGGACGATTGCCCCTGTAGCCCCAGTTGAACTCGTACGCGAAGGCCGGAATCTTGATGCCCGCACGCGGAGGCACGTAGGCGAGAACGACGTCCTTGCCCCACAGGTAGCCGAGTGATGCCGTCTGACCAGGGTTGGCTGAGTTGTACCCAACACCAGGAACGATGACGTTCTGGATGCCAAGGATGGTCGCGATGATCTCTGCCGTGAGGATGCCTCGCTCCGAGTACTTGATGCGCTCGATGAAGTCCGGATGGTCTTCCAGCTGGGTCATCACCTGGTAGGGGATGATCGCGGTGTTCGGCTCGATGAACAGGCCCGAGTGGATCTTCCGGAAGCCAGTCCGGATATCACCGATCGGGTCGGAGTTCGTGTAGTCGTTCCACTGCGACGTGCCCGACAGGGTGGTCGAGTAACCGGAAGCGTAGTTCCCAGCTGTGGTGACCATCACCTGCATTGCGAGCTCGCGGACGAGCAGAATCTTGGCGGTAACCAACTCGGTACCGTCACGATCCGGTGACAACGGGCTGTCAGCGTTCTCACGCTCTTCGTCCGTAACCGGGATCTGCAGCGAGTGCTCCTGTGCGAAGTAGGTGTCCGTCGAAAGCAGCAAGCCCTCGATCTCGTTGGCAACTGTGCCAGGAGCTCGGAAGTCACCACCAACGGGAACAGCCCACGCCTCACGGCCAAAGATGTAGTACTTGTCGGAGACCCGATTGACGTTCACGCGAGGGAAGAGGTTCTCCCCCACGAATCCGTTGTTTGGGAATGCGACACTGATCTGAGAGAGGACAACGTCAATGTGAACATTGCCGCCACCCCTTGGATCGTAAACTGCCATGTGTCAGTCTCCTTAGCTGACGGCCGTGTTAACGGTCACGCCCGGGGTGAGCAGGACATGGAACCAGTCAGCGTCAGCTGCAGTTTCCATGGCAATGCCGACAACGTTGTCAACGGTACCAGCGGCACCAGAGACAGCGACGACTTTGCCTGAAGAGTGAGCACGCACACGAGTGCCACGGGTGATCGCACCCGAAGCAATACATGTAGCGATGCCCATCAAGCGCACATCACAGATGCGCTCATTGGTGACATCCGCTGCGTTCAGCGTCTCCAACAGAATGCCGAGAGGCACATCGTTGGTGCCGGTAACGACAGTGGCCTTCTGATCACCTGAGCCGTACTTCATCACCAAGAACTGGCTAGAAGCGGACTCGATCTGGTAGCCCTTGTCGAGAACGAAGTTTGCACCAGGCATGCTACTCTCCCTTCGGCTTCAGGTAGGACGCTGACCGGTACTTCTCGTACATCTCCGGGTTCGTCTCTGCAACCTGCATGAGAGCGTCGGTCTCGGACAGCTTGGGGTTGTCCTTCTGCAGCTTCTCGACCTTGTCCCACAGGCGCTTCGACTCATCGCCGGCCTGGGAATCAGGATCGTTGCCACCACGCTCGCCAAGCTCGACGAGTCCGTTGTCCTTAAGAATCATGAACTGCTTGAGGATCGCGTCTTGCTCCTTGTCGGACAGCTTGACGAGAACCGGCTCGAGTTCCTTGAGGACCTTGGGTGGGATGGCGTACTTGCTGCCGGCCGAGTTGATCTCTGCCAGCTTGCGCTTCGTCTCGGACAGCTTAGTCGCGTTCTCCAAGACCATCAGGCGCTTGGCCTGAGCCTTGTTCTGCTCCATCAACTGCACGATGCGGGGGTCGTCATCTTCTGACAACTCCGTCTCCTCTTCATCGGACTCGTCCTCATCGGACTCCTCCTCGTCGGACTCTTCCTCTGCTGGCTCGTCCTGCTCGTCAAGAGCGACTGCAGCCAGGATAGTCGCGTCGTCAGCATCTTCGGCCAGCTGGTACTTCTTGCGAAGCAGCTGCCTCAGGGCCTCATCCACGGTGCCTCCTTCATTGCTTAGTACCTCCGTGAGGTTGATTGGGAGGATATCCTTAACGAACGGACGATTTGTAATCGCCCCACCGAAAAGAACGTCCTGATGCTTCTGCTTCGTCTTAGGGTGAGTCCAGACATCATCAAACTCTGAACTGAAGTACTTGTACTCCCCCTTCTTCAAGGACGCGTATGCATCCTCGGTCCACTGGACAGCTACCCAAAGCCCATCCGTTCTGGCTTCGGCGTCCTTCACCCATCCTGCAGCCTTGCCTGTGTGCTGCTTATGATCATAATCCACATCGATGTCGATCTCGCGAACGTTGTCCTTAAAGGACTTCGCAAGGTTTGACACTTTGTCTGGAGTGATCTTAAGCTCGCCGTACCTTGGATGCTGATACGTCCCTAGGGGCAGGGCCTGCAACCAGGTGACATTATTAGGGGAGTAGTCAGTATCGAACAGGGACAAGCCTGACAGATCTACCAACCAGCTTCGCTTGTTGGGTGCCACGACTCCCATTGACCCTCCTATGTTCTAGTATAACTGGAACGCCTCGTTGCCCTCCAGTAACCGGTATATAATAGTATCACTGCCTTGCTGCGTCCCTCCCTGTACGCCCATTGCTTCCTGCACTCTTATTGGTATTTCCTGCTTGCGACTGACGTGGCGGACCAACTCTAGGAGTCTTCGGCTGAGCGCCTACTCCACCGTTCTGCTGATCCGCAGACGCGCCACTACCAGTACCACCGCCTGCATTCTGAGGTGCAACAACTTGTCTTGCCGTCGACGGGTCTGCCATTGGGAGATCCATCTCATCGCGAACCCATGCCTCGAGCTTGTCGTCAGGAGTGACAACTCCAGCACCGATGAAGTTTCGAATGGCAAAGCTAATCGTTCGCCAGTCGGTAGTGTCACCAATGCGACGGACTCGAAGCTCTGGGAACTCTTCAACGTCCCAGTTGTAGCCAACCAACTCAGGGATGGCCCACTTGTTGATGACATCACGAACTTGGTCTGCAATGAACTTTGTCGACTTAACGAAGATGTCACTTGCTGCTGTGATCGCCGAACCGTCAGACCTTTGGTCGTTGAGGAACTGTGCGAGGATGTTCTTGCCCACCATGAGGTCGTGATGGTTTGCTGACTCCAAAGCGTCCACAGGGTTACCTTCCATCTTCAACATGAGAATGTCCCAGTTGGGAGGAAGGACAACATGAGCCTTCTCGTTGGTACGAAGGTTACGACCCATCTCGTCTGCTAGCCGCTTGTCCTCATCGGAGAAACCCGGAGGAAGCTTGATCACAGGCACACCAATGCCGTGTCGTTCCTTCTGAATCGCATCGATCTTGTACAGGTTCTCCTTGTAGTACCAGTGCTTATAGGCCGACCGAAGAATGGAGAAGCCCTCCATGTTCCCGGATTCCTTCTCATTGGTGAATGCCAACAACTTGGTCATCGGAATGAACACAGACTCAGCATTGTCACCAACGTAGAACCAGCACCCTAGAGGACCACCATGGAAGTCGTACTCCCAGTGATCGTAGTCGAGAGGATGTCGAGGAGCGAACTTGCGCCAGACAATCCTAGGGTTGCCATCTACGATACGAAGGTCGAACACCTTCTCGAAGGCATACCAACCGAACTCGAGATGGAGAAGACACTCCTGGAGGAACTGAGGCCAGCTGACCGTCATCCACTTCGTCAGGTTGTCCCAAATGAACTTTGCGATCTCCTGGTCCTGCGGAGCAAGAGACGCCGGTTCAATGTACCAACGAGCGCCGAGGATAGGTGTCTTGAGAAGTCGAAGCGTACCTCGCTGCTGACCATCACTACGTCGCATTCTGTCGTAGATCTGCAACCCGAGCGCACCACGCAGCTCAGGGTTGTAGTCTTCCTTGAAGATCGATCCGTATGCAGTTCTCCCTGTGGAGCCTAGTTCTCGAAGGTCGGGGATTGACCCCAACGCTGACCCGTCAGGATTAGTAGCAAGCCTCTTTCCAGGAGGGTCTGAGACGACAATTGCGTTCGTGAGAACTTCCATGAACTGGTAATTACGGTTCATGAGTTCCTGGACATTGATCGTCGCTAGCCCGTTGGGGTCTGGCTTCTTCGTGAATAGTCCCATTAGAACTCCATCGTTGAAGTGAAGTAACCACGACCACCGGACGGCGCGCCGGCTCGCGTACTTGCTTCGAGAGTCTCATTCACATTCATGACCTCTCGTAGTGAATAGATAGCCCCAAGTTTGAAGATATGAACGAGGCCGTATCGGAGTGCATCGATTGCATGGTCGTCTTGCTTGTTGGCGGCTGTCGTAGCTCCGGACTCTCGCAGCGTGGACTTAGGATTGTCAACGGCACGGTACTCTCCGAATTCACGAATGGTGTTGCGACAGGAAAAGTCGATGAACATCTTCGGCGCCATCAAAGGCGTGCCGTATTCGTCGATCTCCCCGATTTGGTATGACTTCAAGAACTTCTTGACAAGGTCGATACCTTCGCGCCAGTTCTCCTTAGCCTCAGGCATCGCGAGACAAGGCGCCAACATGTTCGACACTGTCATTGCAGCTTCTGGGTCCGCAGCATCACCGAAGGCGCAATTAATGTGGTACCCATCGGGCTGCTCTCGAGCACGAAGTAGTCTGCAGTGTTCGGCGACAGCGACGTATGCCCTATAGTGCTCACGCCAGACGTGGATGTTGTCTTGTGGGTCCACTTGGAACTCGATGGCAGCAAGAGGATTGACGAATCCCCAGTCGAACGCAATGTAATTGGGCCAATCGGGATTGAATGAGACGTTCTTGACGTGGATCGACTCATCGAACTCCGAATAGATCTTGCCCACGAACGAAGAGAAGTCCGCACCGATCTCTTGCATGAACCACTCGTCGGCGGTAGTCTTCTCGATGAGCAGAATTTCTGGATCATCCCGCCCTCCCGGGTACACAATTGGATTCTCCCATGAAGGGAACCGCCAGCTCTCGTACTCTTGAATATTCCGGTCTTGCCCAAACATCCAGATGTCGTAGAACCAGTTATGTCCCTCAGGTGTAGTTGGAAACGAAGCCCATCCACGCCTGTCTGCCAACGAGGGACGAATGAATCGTTCCCACGTCTCTCTCTTGTGCTTGGCAGCTTCACTCATGATACAACCGTCGAGAGACTCACCGACAAGTCGTTCTGGGTGATCAGCTGATCGAACCTCAACACGCGACTGCCAAGGGAATTCAATGAACATCTCTCCGGACCGCATGTTATAGGCCTTCTTGACTCGCTTCTCCCTACCGAACTGCTGACCAATGATAAGGTCGTCCCACATGACGCGGAACTCCTTCTCACCGAGGTCATACGTAGGACCACAAATCCAGAAGCGCTTCTTAGGAATGAACAACTCAGGCTCAGTGTCTCGACCAGCCATTGTTGACTTACCGTAGCGTCGACCGCAACAAGCAGCCTTAAACCTTGCCTTTGAGGCATGGTACTGACGCTGTCCTTCTGAATGGGGAGTGTACCCGATCTTCTGGAAGAAGAGATCCTTGTTAAGAACAGTCATGAGATGAAGACCGGATAGCCTTTCGTTCGGTCATTAGGCACTGACACCCTATCGGACCCAAAGAGTACTGTCCATCGCCTCTGATGTTCGCCTGTAGTTGTTGAGTCAGCAGAAATCCAGGCGTATTGGACTTTACCGTTTGGCTTGTCAAGAAACGTCCCTACACCGTCAACCACCACAGGGATCCGAATCCCCGAGTCAAATCTCCACATGTTGAAGAGTACATTGGTGGCTAGAGTGCAGTCAATAGGAGAACCGTCGTCGTTCTTGAGGAACTCCTGGATCAGTGGCAGAGTATCGTTCAGACCCAAGTAGAACGTATGGGTCGTAGCAGTGTTAGTAGTCACCGGGTAGCAGTCCTTCCGTTCGACCGTTCGACACTAGCTGACCCGCAGTACACGTTCTGACAAGTTTCCCAGAGGTCTTACCGTGCGAAACGAGAACTCCGTATGTAGGCTCTATTATATCTGGGAAGAATCTAGGAATCACGGGTACAACGAAAGTAACCCTGGCCCTTCGATTCATCTTCCGAAGCGTGCAGGCCGGCTTCCTGTGGTAAGTGGGCGGGACGTATAGAAGCGTCCTGTAGACGAGTACTTGTGCCTGGAACGTAATCGTTGCGGGTGTAAGATTAAACGTAGACGACTGAATGGATGGGACTGATACAGGTCGAGTACGCTTAAATAGGCGAATTGGAAGTCGACGTCGACGAATAAGTGTTAGCGGAACTTCGGGTGCAACAATCGGGGCTGTAGTAAATCGGGTTGTTCTACGTCGAAGAACCTGAACCCTACGATGCTGGCGCGTAAACGTATCAAATGCGAATGTATTGGTGAACGTGAGTGTCTGAGCCGTAAACGTGAATATTGCTGGGTTCAGGTTGAACGTTGACGGCGGAACGATTACAAGTGTCGAAGTACGTCGAAGTGGCCTAAAGTGCGGTCGAGGACGTACCTGACGATGAATGTATTGTGGTACTGGCGAAGTCTGTTGAGGTACTGGTGTCCACTGTGTCTGTGGGTACCGACGAAGTCTAGTCTGTGGACGACGACGCCTAGTTGAGTTGTCGAACTTGGCTGGCGAGTAGAACTGGAGAACTTGTGCGACGAAGGTAAATGTCGCAGGTGTTAGCTGATATGCATTAGACGGAATAACGGGAACAGGAATAAGTGTTCCACGTACACGTCCCTTGAAGATCCTCGGCCTATGTGGACGCATACTGGGCGTAATGACGTCCGGTTGCGTAAACGGTGCCGGGATAACCGTCGATGTAGGCCTAACGAAGTGCCTAATCCGAATGGGCCTACGACGTGCTGTCGGAATGAATGTTGAGACAGCGGTACTATAGAACGTCAGGACTTGAGCAGTGAACGTGAACGTTGCAGGAGTCAGATTAAAGTTCAGCGGGAGGACTAGAGTTGAAGTCCTACGAACAATCCGTATCTGCGGTCGAGGCCTAACTTGTCGCCTAAGAGTCTGTGGAATAGGCGAAATCTGATCCGGAACAGGAATTAGTTGGCCAGTAGGCTCATGCCGTCTAAATGTAGCGTTCCGTACACGCTTGCGGTAAACTACAACGCCAGCTAGCGAAGTTGTCGTAAACGTCAGTTGTTGTGCGATAAACGTAAATGTGGCTGGCGTAATGTTGAACGCATTGGTAGCAATCGTCGGAACTGGCTGGAGAGCGCCACGAACTCGACCCTTAAAGATTCGTGGCCTATGAGGCCTCGCAACCGTAGGAATGACATCGGGTGTCGTAAACGGAGCCGGAGCGATCGAAATTGGCCGAATAGCTCGACGAAGTCGTACAGGTCGACGTCTTGCAGTTGGAATAAACGTCGATACTGCTGTACTGTAGTAGACCAGCACCTGTGCAGTAAAGGTGAAGGTAGCTGGCGTGATGTTGAAGTTGAGCGGGAGGACAAGTGTAGATGTCCTTCTACCTACCCTAATGAGCGGTCGAGGTCTTACCTGTCGACGTACAAACGGGGCAATCGGAGGCGTAACTTGATCAGTGACAGGCGTAAACGTGTCACGTCTATCTCGACGAATCTGAATCCGTCTATGAACTCGAACAGGATCGGGAACGAATGGAGTGACAGTAACTACAGGTGCCGGAACAACGGAAGTAATCCTTGCCCGACGGATCCCTCTAACGTTTAGTCCACGCGATGATGCCCTACGCGAAACTACAACGGGGATGACAGCTGTCGAAGTGTTGTCGACAAGAAGTGAATTTGGGGTAAACGGTGGTAGAAGTCGAGTAGGGGTAATCGGAACTATGGCCTTGATAGGCCTTAGGTTCACCCTAGTCTCCGACCTCTACGATCATATAGACCATTCCAACCATCACTCTTGTACCGAGTGACTCCAGGATCACCGCCTGCAGGTGCTGCCTTGAACGACGCAATGATAAGGTTACCACCATCGTTGCCCATGTTCGACCATGACGGATTGATAGCAGCGGCTGTCGTCTGAACTTTATATGCTGCGAACAGAGCAAAGTGGACGCCACCAGCGAGTGGTAGTTGGGCTAACATTGTCATGCCCGAATCTACTGCGACATCAGCAGCGCCGTGACCATTACAGATGCATGAGATGATCAGTTCATTATCTTCAGTCGGCGTGATCGAGCCGGGGCTGGCCGGATCGCCATTGAAGCCTCCAGTGTCCTTCGCATTCTGCTGATCAATGGGCGCGGTTAGCTTCGAGCCTGAAAAGGCTGAGAAGATACCGGCCGAATCGGTGCCATTAATAGTAAAGGTATGGCCGGAACCGACTGTGGGATTGATCGCGTACCAGATTCGGCAGTGAGGGTTCGACACGTTCCAGTCGGTCGCTCCAGTCCAGACGTTGCTCTTGGAATCAAGAACCGTTGGGTTCGCTCCGCCTCCAGCCTCAGTACACGCTACAACTATGTCGGCACCAGTAGTGTTAACGGCAGACGACGTGGTTCCATTTCCTTCCGCGGTTGCTGTAACAACGAGAGCGTAGGCCATCTAGTGGACCTTTGCCTCCAACGCTGCGATATGAGCGTTCACCGCGAGACACCAGTTACGTTGCGCCGTCGTGAACCCTGCCGGACAAGCCGGGATCGGTGCAATCGTCGTGGTTGTAGTAGACGGCACCGTGGTTGTCGTAGGCACAGTAGTTGTAGTGGTCGTAGTAGGAGCAGTCGTCGTGGTTGTCGGTGCGGTCGTAGTCGTGGCGACTGTCGTGGTAGTTGTCGGTGCTGTGGTTGTCGTGGTGGGCGCAGTCGTCGTCGTGGCCACAGTGGTAGTGGTCGTCGGAACGGTCGTGGTGGTCGGCAGCGTCGTGGTCGTGGGAGGGACCGTCGTAGTGGTAGTGGGAGGCGTGCCGCCCGCGGCCGTAAACACCTGGATGTTGTCCCAATGCCACGTCAGCACATTCGGGTCGTACTTGCCGTCGGGCTGACCGAACGCTGGCGAATCCTTGATCCCGTCGTACTCGTCGTCCTCGAAGACCACGCGGATGTTGCCCTGCGGGATCTGACCTTGCAGCGTCCGGACCACTGTGCCATCGGCCGGTGTGGCCTTCGTGTAGGTGACCGTGTTGTTCGGGCCGTTCTCGAGGCAGTGCAGGAAGCGAGCGGCCTTGTCGGTCGTCTGCTCGCGGGTAGTGCCGCCAGGGCCGACGAACTGCGACAGATTCGCCCCGTCGAGGAACGTGGACGCCGACCCATCGAGGTCGCGGAGCCCGAACGTGCCGGCGTGCGAGACGATGCCGTCGGTCGGCCCCTGATTGCTGCGGAAGTCGGGGTTCACGAACCCGAGATCGAAACCGCCAGTGCCGCGCGAAGTGTTGTCCGGGAGCTCGTTGTTCGTCGCGCCGGCCGGATAGCGGACCGCGTCGGCATGGGGGACGAAGACGACCTGCGTCCACTTGCGACGGCTCATGGTCGTCTCATTGATATCCCAGCACACTTTGGTCACGTCGGTGAACTCGGAATGTGGGGCGAACCAGGCGATGTTGTAGCCGACCGTGTCATGCCCGGTCATCACGTGACCGTTGCCGACAGCGCCGGGAGGCCCGCACCACCAGAAGAGCTGTGAGAAGTCGAGGTTCTGCGAGGTGCCCGACAGTGCAACGTTGCGGAGCGTGGTCGGCACGTCGCACGACCCGTTCCCGAGGAGCGCGTGGTCGCCTTTAGCGGTGATGTTCGGATTGCCATTCTGACCCATCGCATAACCCGAATAGCCGAAGTCGTAGTTGTTCGTGAAATCGGCGGGCGAGTCGAACGTCGACGAGAACACCGGGACCGTCGGGTCGGCCGATGTGGAACTATTCGAAACAATGTTAGATAGTCCGCCTGCAACAATTAGAAGACCAGCCATACCTGCAATGATTGTACTAAGCCTCTTCTTCATTTGCTCTCCTAGTCCATAACGACTGTCATACCGAGTACGAGATCGCCGTTCGTGTATGTCACTGAACTGTTCGCCACAAGCAGTCCGAAGATCGATGTAGTTGTTCCTGTTACGTAATCGCCATTGATGATAGGAATAGACAAACTAGTATTGTTGGCCATATTTGTCTTCCAGTCTGATGTTGCAATGTCAATATCGAAAGCGTATCCGTCAATATCAAAGTTGGCGTCCGTGATATCTGCCGCGTTCGAGTCTGTAACTGAGTTAGTAGGCGACGTTGTATCCCAAATGTACAACGTCATAGAAGCGGTTTGCTTCGACTTGTCCAGGATTCTGAGAGACCGAATCGTACCCGATCCGCCAGCGACCTTTGCACACAAGGTGAAAGTCATCAAGGTGCCAATTTGGTCGTTTGCAACGTATGCAGCGCCACCAATAGTAGGCGTAACCTTAGGGACCTTCGAAACCTTGGGACCACGCGATCCAAGTGTCATGTTTAACCCTTCAGAATTTCGGCTGTGTAGTTGATGAGTCGCTGGTCGTAGGCGGCATCAGCAACGGCTAGCTGAACAGACAATCGACAACCGATACCACTACCAAGCGCAATCGTTGCTGATTCTACCATGACTTCACCACTATATGCTTCGAGAAGAACTCCACCAGCGAGCTGGTTCGACCATGTCATATAACCGCCGATATTAGCCGCTGTAGTTGACCTTACTTCAATCATGAACTCGAAGTTAAACCCGCCACGAAC